CAACATGTGGGGTATGAGGCATGGTTCTGCTGCTCAAGAGTATACTATGTGGATGGAAGACATGTACGGAAGAGACTTTGTCAAGGACATGATTGCAAAAAAGTTGTCCCCTGTGAAGCGATACAAGGCAGACTACGAGCAACTGCTAGCAGGGTTTACCGAGCTGATTCGTAAGCACGAGAGGAGGATCGGATGAGCAGACCTCATTACGAAAACCGAAAATCATTGCAGAAAGAACACGCTCTGGCAGAGGGTGTAGAAAAACGGTGGGGATGCAAGCTGAAAAAGCTGCCCATTAAGTACATGCTAGACTATGCAGTATGGAAAAATAGACAAATCTGCGCATGGGTGGAGCTTAAGTGCCGAACAATTCCTTTTGAGCAATACGATGAGTACATGATATCTCTCGCGAAGGTTATGGCAGCTAAAGACTTATCTCGTAACACCGGATTGAAATCTTTTTTAGTGGTGCAGTGGAGCAACAAGACAGCATTTCTTGAGTTAGATAACGCTGATTACGAACTAAGAATGGGAGGCCGAAAAGACCGCAGCGATCCTGATGACATAGAGCCCTGCTGCTACTTTCAACTAAAAGACTTTACCGATTTGGAGTTATGAGTATGGACGAAGAAATCTACATTGAGATGGTGTCTTCTGAAGAAGCATACGAGTGGATCAACGACATGATACAAACACTCGAGGGTCATGACCGTGACGTTATTGGCACGATAGCGTTAATGCTAGAAGACCTTACCGAGTTCGTAAACAAGAATGACTTCATGAGAAAACATTTCATGCAGTTTGTAGAAGACAAGCACGATAATGAGGAGTTACTACATTGAGCGCAACAGACCATCAGGTGGCAGGTGACCACTACAAGAAGCTGAAGATCCAACCTATTGAATACATCCTCGCGAATAACATGCAGTTCTGTGAGGGTGCGATCATCAAGTACATCTCTCGGTGGAGAGACAAAGGGGGGATCGAAGATCTGCGCAAGATTAAACACTTCTGCGACTTCTTGATTGAGAACGAGGTTAAGGAAGAACCCCTCGCTGACATCAGCGAGAGGCGCGTCCCTAAGTTTTAGTTTCTTTGCCTAATTTCTTCCCCATACGCTCTGATATTTTGCTGTATAGCGCCTAATCGCTCTCTGCCCTCATTATCGGTAGCCTCCTCTTCGGCGCGTCTTGTAGCTTGTATAGCTGCAATGCGTGGGAAATTTTGCAAGCCCATAAATGGCCTACTCATATCAGTTTGATAAAACTCACTCATAACTTGGCGTCTTATATCGGGACTGCCTGACGCAGCTTTTAAACCGCTTTTTAGTTTTCCCAAAACAGCCGTGAATAGACCAATAGTCGCTTGACCTTTTGCTAGCTGCGTAGCTCCCGGAGCTATATTTATCGCAATTAACCTTTCCAAAGCAGGTGTATTGACAGTCGTGAGGTCTGCCGTTCTTCTTGCTACTGCTAGTTGCGCCTTTGCTAGCTTGGTTAGTTTATTAAGATTGGCTAAAGCCTCGCCTTGAAAAAGCTCAGCAACCAGTGTTGGATTATTTCTTTGCAATTTGTCTACTCTCTTAGAAAATTCTGTGATATTAGGCACATCATCTAGTAGAGGAGTAACTATTCCAAATAACACTTCTTGCCGCAAAGCCTCCATTTGAGAAGAGTCATTACCAAATATATTATTCAGTCTTTTTACGACTAATCCCGCCTCAGCTTTTCCAACAACCTCGCCTGATCCCAGTATTAAATTTTTAACCTGTTCAGGGGTTAGCTCTTGATCGACTATTGTGCTGATGATTTTAGATTCCTGAAAATTATTTTTGTAATCTCTATACCAACTATCAGCTTTTTTCCATTTGCTGATTGCTTCTGCGTTTCCAGAGATTAAATCGGCTTCAAACTGAGTGTCTATAAATTCGTCTATGTGGGACTTCATTCCTAGTAATGCTTGATACTCAGACCTACCTTCGTAAGTATCCATGTTTTTCATTTTTTTAATATCAGCGTTAAGCAGTTGACGAAAGTTATGCAATTTATTTAATGGAATGTAACCATTAATTATATTGTTATTTTTGTCTAACAAATCAAAAGCCGTGTTTGAAACAATGTTGTTAAATGTTTTTAATCTTCCTTGCGCCACTTTTAGGTTAGCAAGATCAAATTGTTCTGTCGCTAACAAATCAGCCATAGATTGGTCTAGTAATTTTAATTGCGCTTGCGGATAGTATGCTTCTGTTGCTTTGGCTTCATCAAATAACTGCGTTGCCATGTTTTTAGTAATTTCTTTCTGTCTTTTCAGTCTTTCAGCTAAAGTTCCTAATCGCTCTGCTACAACACGCTGACCGCCCGTGAACAAGTCTGCTGACTCTGCTAATTGCGCTATTTGATTCTCAGGCAAATCACTTAAATCAACCCCAAGCTCTCTTGCTGTTCTTTTTAACTCTGAGACCTTTTGTGCTCTAATAGCTGCCGCCCTTCCTCTTCCTGCTAAATCTGGCAAAAAATCTAAAAGAGCTTTGGTTGAGATTCCTGCGAACAAGGCGGGTTTATTAACAACAGTTTCCCCAAAGCCGCCTTGTTCACCAATCAGGCTTCTTAATGAGTTGGCTTTTTCAAACAATTCATCCGGAACTGTCTCGTTTCTTTCTCTGTACCCTTGTATTTCATCAGCGGCAAGTTGAAACTGTGTTACTAACATTGGGTCAGCGCCAGTTCTTCTCGTTGATCCTCCTGAAGCAGATGTTATAAAATTTTGCGCTGCGGTGCTGCCTTCGTCTAAAAGCATAAAAGGCATATTAAGAACCGCAGAAATATCTTTTCCCGCAGAAGTTTGTGGAGTGTACACCACACTGCCCATGATTCCGTTAATTGAATCTGTGGCATCTTTCATAGTTTGATACCAAGTTTTATTTTGGTACGCACCTTTTAGCATTTCATATCCCCCCATTACGGCAGCAGCCGCAACCGCAGGAACACCTGTCGCAAAACTAAACGCCGCTTCACCCGCACCTAGAGCAACCTCTGGCAAACTTGTTCCGGTATATGGGTCAGGAATGTTTTGCCCTGCGGAGTTTTGATATTGGCTTTCTCCTGCAAAAAATTCTTTTATGGATTGCATAGGGGACGCAGTTACATTAGCGACAGCTTGGTACGGGTCTTGTATTAAACTTTGGGCAGTAATATCTGGCGTTGCTCCTGAAGCCATCATTTGATCATAAACAGCCTTTGTTTCTGGACCAAGATCGGCAACAGTAACCGCTCCCGACTCGATAGCCTGTTTGATTTCTTCGGGAGAAGGTATTCTGCCTTGCTTGTTTGAAGATTTAGTATTTGAATCTGCCATAATGTATGCGCCTTATCTTGTGAAGTCAGCAGTGCCTTGAGGCACTGGCTCAAATTCCCCAGTAAATTCTTGTCCAGTAACCATCTTATGTCTATACCTAAAGTCGTTCTGTATTTGAGACTTCAACCTCTGCAAGTTAGCCACAATAACCTGCGGGTCAGATACGTTAGCCCCAACGATGGTCATAAAATTTTCTACATCTTGATTGGATACTGCTCTTCCTTGCTGATCTGCGACAATTTTAGCCGCATTATAAGTTACAGCAAGCAGCATACTTTTCATCTCAGCAGATTCTTGGCCTAAATTAAATTTAGTAAAAAATTCTTCTTTTTGCTTTCCTGTAAATTTTAAAGCTGCATTTGCTTCTGTGGCTAAATTATTAAAAGTTGACGCGATAGACGCTACAGCGGTGTTTGCGTCTGAGTTGCTTTCCAACGCGCTCATAATATTATTCGCTTGAGATGTAAAGCTATAAACGCCTAATTGCGTGTCTCTAAGTTTGGCGTATTCTGGATTTCTGCTAAAATCTGTGGGCTGTGCTACTACGCTACTCTTAAGAACTAAATCATCTTCACCTATAGTTAATTGAGAACTTGGCGAACTAGGATCAAAGAAATTTCCCAGACCATCATACAAAGCGGTTTCTTGAGTCCCGTCTGGCTTTATTATTTGAATCGGATCAAGTTTTTGCGCGTCTATTTTTTTGGTAAGTTCAGAATAAATATTTTCAACTTGAGCCATAGGTATCGAGCCATCCCTAATAGCTGCCTGATCCGCTTGAAATATAGGAGATAACGATGCTCGGCTAGCAACTGTGTCTCGAAACGCCTGTTCTGCTTTTGCCTCTTTCAAGATCTTTGCTTCTTTATCTGTTTGTATTTTTTGTTTTGCGAATAATTCTGTTGCCGCTTGGCGCAAAGAAGCAGCTCTAACTGGGTCAGTGGCCTGTAGCATTTGAGCTGCTTGAGTTAGTCCTTGCGGAGTGTCCAACTTGATGCCTTGTAACTTTTCTTGCAGCTTCTCCCCTCGCGTCCTTGGATCAATCCCAAGCATAGGCTGTACCGCACGGCGCAAGTCTTCGTTACGCTGTACGCCTAGTTGACCTGCCATCTGGGCAAGAGGGGCTGCGGCTCTAGCTAATCCGGTGAGATTTTGGGTTAGCTGCTGACCTTGAAGCATTCCTTGTTGCAACATCTTTTGCTGACGCTGCTCAGGGGTATCAATGATATCCGCGAAAAGTGATTGAATGTTAATAGCCGACATAATTTAACCTCTAGGTATTCCACCGTACATTGCTATTGCGGCATCAACTGCGTCATTGCCTGTTAAAGTAGTGCCTGAGTTGCGAGGTATTCCACCGTACATTGCTATTGCAGCGTCTATTGCTGCATTACCTGTAAGCTGTGTTGTGCCTCCTGCGGCAGGAGCTGCTGCGGCGGCTTGCTCGCCCTTCAGCAAATCAAACAAACCTTGGAACTGCTGCTGACGTAACGATGCTGCAAGACCTTCAAAGCCTAGCTGCGCTTCTAGTCCTGACTCTGCTAGTCCCGCTCCTGTAGTTAAACCTGTTGCGCGAAGGGCTTGGCTAGTTCTAAATGCATCTAGCGCAGGGTTAAGATTTGCAAGAAGTTGGTTCTGTCCTTGGTAGGCAGCAGGTAAAGATTGTAGACCTAGCTGACCCAACAAATCAAACCGACTGCGTGTTTCACCTAGCCCTGCCAGTGTTTGCTCTGAGGTTAAAGCTTGCTCTGCGCGAGCCTGTTCCATAGCTGTTAATGCAGAGCCCGCTTGCTGCTCCTGTATAGCCTTTTCAAGGGCTAACTGTTCTGGTGTGCCACCAAACATACCTGTGCGAACACCTGTCCTTCCTTGACCAAATAGACGCTCCTCAAGGGCTAGACGCTGACGCTCCTGCTCAGGTGCTTGCAGGGCTGTGAGGTTGCCCATGATTTGCTGCTCTCGCGCAGCCCTTTGCGTAGGGTCTTGCGTAAGCATGCGGATAATCTCGCCTTGCTCTTGTTCTCTTGCAGCAGGATCATCTAAGAACCCAAATGCTCTACTGCCAAAACCCAACATTCGCTCTTGTAAAGCTTGTTCGGTAGGGCTAAGCATAGTGTCCATGTTGCCTGTTGAACTAAACGTAGCTCGCGACCCTGTGGGCGTGGTAATACCAAAAGGTTTAAATGTAGACTGACGATCTATTTCGCCAATTAAACCACCTTGAGGCACTGTATAGTTCTGCCCGTAGATAGCCGTAGAAGCATCGTCACTAAGACCTTGTATATCTTTGATTGCTTCGTTTTGTGCAGCAAAACCACCTAATCCCGCGAGGAGGTTGCCTGTTTGACTGCCAATTAAATTATCATACCAAGCCATTAGTAAGTACCTCCATCAATAGTACCAAACGTAGACGTACCACTAACGGTTAAGTTAGCTGCGGTGACCGTTCCTGTAAATGTAGGAGACTCAGAGTTTGATTTGCTATTTACTGCTACAGCAATTGCATCGTACTCAGCCCCCACCTCAGTGCCTTTGATTACTTTAGCGGGATTACCACTAACCAAAGCATCCTTAGCTGCGAAGTTCGTTATCTTCGTGTAGTTAGACATTACACAATCCTTCCCATTAGGGCTTGAATATTAATTTCTTGCAAGGCAATTGTCTTGCCATCAACTGTGGTCTCTACGCCAACGGCTACTACTGTACCCTGTCCTGACGTATTGATTTTCTTTCGCGTTATTAATGCAATAGAGGAAGAGTACTCTGCCTCTGTGTTAAATTCTGAGATATTGTATTGTCCCACATTCGACTTGGGTAAGGTATACGCTTGCTTCTTGTATGCACCGGAGTAATCGTATGCCCAATTCAGTACCACCGTAGCCTCAGCCCCGTCAAACGTAGTTAGGTTAATCTTCTTTAGGAACTTCAAGTTAGATGTATTGCCAAAGCTAAGAGGGTGACTAAAGTAGCTAAGAAGATAACTTGTTGTTCCATCTTTAAATCCTATGTATTGAGCAATACCCGCGCTGTTGCCAAGGTATAAATTCTCGGTAGAGGTATTGGCAAAGATTAATGGATTGATGTGCGACCATGTTGTTGCTCTAAAGCTTCCATCCTGTAGAGGGAAGCGAGTATCAAAGCAATATACTACGGCTAACTGCGGAAAGTTTAGTAACACAAACGCCTCACGAGGCGAGTAGTGCATGCTAATATTCCCAGTTTCTGCTGCAAACAAAGACTTAATGTCGTTGTTTACGTTCTTAGAGATGTCACCAATAGGGGCTGACTTTTCTTGAATAGTTCTTGCTAGGCTTCTAACACCGGAGTCATCAAGGAAAATAAGATCTTTACCTGTAGACACCACTGAGTCTCGCGACACACAACCCACATTAGAAATGGTATCCGCGAGGGTCATGTTAGCAGGGCTATCTGCTCCTTCGTATATAA